GCTATTATACTACTCATCAAGACTAGATACAACCGGTCCGGACATGGCAGCCATGCTGTGTTTGCCTGAGTTCTGGCGAGTCCATGAAGGATTGAGCCCGTTCATTTCCAAAATGTCGTCTCGAATGTTTTGATTTTTCTTTTCAATGTTTAGGATACGAGTGAAACTATTAGTGATAGCGGCAGTATAATACGCAAAAGGGTTCTGCGATTTTGACTCGTCAAACTGCAATCCGATTTGACTGAGTTGCAACAGGGCTTGTCCCCGCATTTCTTCGTTGTATGTGTACCCACGCCAGTTACTCCTTGTAGCATATCTTTCGCATAGTTTCATGAACATGTTGGCCAAAGTTCGAGTCATTTTGCCATGTTCTTTACAGAACTCGCCTGTGTCTAAGTCACCCCGCCAGTGGCTTTTACCCACCACAAACGGCACCTTGTTGTCATCAATTCTGTAATGCCAGAACGGGGGAAAGTTAACTCGCATGTGAGTAGGATTCAAAATTGGCTCCTCCACAAGGTCCGCTAATGGATCTTCTACAACATCATCCAGTTCCAACAGGTCTTCTAACCGGCGCTTTTTGGCTTCAGCCTTGGTGATCTTCTTGGCGGCCATGGGAATATGATCCCAACAAGTGATACGGAACACAATGTCTGTGTTGGGTATCTTTTTGGGATCCACTATAGTACCTTCGCGTTTGAGACGATCTGCTCGATTACGTCTAGCCTCAGCCACAGTCTTTTGATTGATCTTACTGACACTGGGCAAGATGATGTCAAATTGATGATCCAGCGCAGGGTCTCGAAAAGTGCAGTAGGTGTTTTTACTTAGGTGAATCTCTTTGAGGATATCTCTATTGTTGAGATAGTTTGTTTTGGGTGTAGCACGTACAGTTACAGTCATTAACTGGATTCCTTTAAAATATTACTTATTGTAACACATTCTTAGTACTTGTCAACCTTTTATAAACATAGCAGTTAATTTTTTGGGTAAATACAGGGTCAAGGAACAAACATGGATGAAGAAAATTTTATCTGGACCGCACCCGAAGATGTGCCTGCAGAAATACAGCCGGACGGTGCTGTAACAGAAGACAACTCAGGTGAACAGGTGGCTGATGAGGCCGGCAATCCCGCCTGGTGGGACGACACCTATCCAGGACAAATAACAGACACAGCCGCAAACCCTACTCAAGATGCATACGGTTTAAACATTCTCAATGCTGAACAAACAGCACAAATAACAAGAAATATCAATCCAGCATTTATCAACAACTTTGTTGATCCCAACACACCAACTGCACAAACTGTCCAGAATGCAGTGAATAAAACTGCCACAGCAGTGAAACCGGGCCAAAGCAATCTTGCTGGCCCGCCAGATTCGTTTATTAAAGATGCAAATGGTGAATGGGTAGAAAACCCAAAATACGCTGTCAACACATCTGCCGCACCAGTATCTGTGTATGTTGATTCAAACGGTGTTGCGTTCAATCCGGTAACAGGACTATCGTATCCTGTTAATTCACAAGGACGACAACTACTGCCTGCAAATGTAGCAATTACTCAAGAACAACAACTTAGAATTAATCAGTTCAATCACACCCCAACAAATCTGGCACCCACTGCTGTTGCTGATCCAGAAGTAGGACCACGCACAGAATACCGCCAGACAGTGGCCGCGGCCGCCCGCCAAAATTCTTATTCAGAAACTCCTAATCCTTTCTTGACAAACATTGAGGAGGCTGGTGCCGCAATTGCCAGAGGTACTGCAGGCATTGCAACCGCAAATCAAACTATTCAGTCAGCACAACAAAAAATTGTGGATAGTGAAAGTATTATTGCACAGCAAAATGCTGAGTTGGCCGATCCTAACATCAGTGCAGAACGCCGAGCAGAACTTGAAGCCAACAACGCCGCTCAGGTACAAAATATTTTTAACCAAACACAAAGCGTAACTGAAAATCAAGCCTACATTACTACCACACAAGACACAATACAATTCAACGAAGCAAGCATCAACGAGAACGCCGCAGTATATCGAGACAGTACTGGTCCTTCAAACACCACTGTGGTTCCGATCAACGTTGATCCCAACGTCACAGCAACCGCTGCCACTGGTGCGGCAGTGAATCCAACTACCACTGCCGCGGCAGTCAATGCTAACACAGCAGGTATAGCAACCACAACCGCCACAACTGCCACCGCACCATTCTTTGGTGCCAATCCTGATGCTGAACAAGAGGCGGCAGCGGCTGCGGAAGTGGGTCGCCAACTGGCACAACGCCAGCAGGTGGTGGCCACTCAAAGACGTATCCCCAACAACAGTGACTGGCGAGTACGGTTGCAGTTGGCTCCCAGCGCTCAATACCTATACAATGCACCACAACCAGGTATATTGTGGCCACTAAGACAAACTGGTGGAGTGATATTTCCGTACACTCCCAAAATTGAAATAGGTTACAAGGCCGACTACGAAAGTTATGCATTAACCCATAGCAATTACAAAGGATATTTTTACAAGAGCAGTTATGCAGATGCTGTGAACATGACGGCTTCATTTACAGCACAAGACACAACTGAAGCGCAGTATTTGTTGGCGGTGATACATTTCTTCCGTTCAGTGACCAAGATGTTTTACGGCCAAGACACAACAGATTTTCGTGGAGCACCACCTCCCTTGGTTTACCTGACAGGTCTGGGCGAGTTTCAATTCAGTCAACACCCATGCGTGGTGTCCAGTTTTAATTATAACCTACCTAGTGATGTGGACTACATACGTGCAAGATCAATCAATGTAAATGGTACCGATTTATTGACTCGTCGAAGCAGACAAGACTTGCCAACCAATCCTATTTCGGGTGCAGTGGCCCGACTACAAAATCTTTTCAGCAGTCAAGGCATAAACAAAGGTGCATTGTTCTACCCACCTGGTCCACCCACACTGGGAGAAAATCAACCTACTTACGTACCAACTAAATTGGAGATTTCATTGACCCTGCTACCTGTACAAACACGCAATCAAGTTAGCAAACAGTTCAGCGTTAAAGAATATGCCAATGGCAATCTACTCAGAGGAGGATTCTGGTAATGGCCACATACAATGCAACCAGTCCTTACTATACCACAGGATACAGTCAGTTCTTTTTGGACACAATGACCAACAGACCCATACCCAAAGAAACTGATGATCAAATCATGTTGATCAATCAAACCTATCAGTACAGGCCAGACCTCCTGGCCTATGACTTGTACACTACACCGGCCTTGTGGTGGGTGTTTTATCAACGCAATCCCAACACACTCACTGCCCCTCCCTTGGACTTCAAGGCTGGCGTACAAATCTATCTACCCAAAATCACTACACTAAGAAGTGTGTTAGGATTCTAAACATGGCAAGCAATCCTTGGGCCGCTGACGTAGCGAGAATTCAAGCCGCAATCAAACAAACCGTAGCAAACATTGCTAGAGACGAAGCCTCACTGGCACAAAATCCCGGCAACACAAGATTACAACAGCAAATTGAAAGCGGCCGAACCTATCTAGCCGGCCTGCAACAGCAATTAAACACATTTTTAATTGAGTTCAATAATTTTGCCGCACAGCCAGTGGCCAGTTCAGGCGCCATTGTGGGCAATGCTAACCTGGCTCGAGATGAAGGGGCCAATGCTAACCGCCCACCTACTGGTCAAGAAGTAATCACTCCTACTGGTCGCATTGTGCCTGAAGGGGCGCCAGCAGGCACAAATGCTCAAGCAACTCCCACAAGCGAACGCAACCCCACAAACGGTACAGATGCCAACGTAAGGCCACTCTCTCAAACACAAGCCATCAACAACCTAAGTAATGCTGGTGCTGGGCCAGCACGGTCCACCGCTGGTTTTGCCGCAAATGACCCTCGCAGAACAGACACCGGTGGTCCAGGAGCAGGGGCAAGGGGAGATGACAACACCCCACAAACACCTTCAGTTGTGGTCAATCAACTGGATAATCTCTATGCGGCCAAAAATAATTTTATAACTTCAAAATCTAATGTGCTTGACGATTATTACAGTTATACCTACTCGCTCAGTTGGTATCTGGTAGACCCAGTGGCCTACAACGTCACTGTTGATCAAATTAAAAAAAATCTCAACGGATATTACTTGCTGGCACAAAGTGGCGGAGCCGGAAACAGCCCAGGCACCAGCGGTTATACCATGCCCATGGATATAAATTTTGTACAAAGTGGAGTGACACAATCGGCCACTGGACCAACTGCTCCAGTTGGTGCTTCTCGAAGCCCTTTCTTCAATCTAGATTATTACATAGACAATCTAGTGATTCACACAGCCTATCCTGGTACGTCTGCCAGTGGCGGCCCTATAAAAGTAATTAACTTGTCCTTTACAATTAGTGAACCCAACGGATTTACTTTGCCAAGAAATTTATACAACGCAGTTCAAGACATGTTTGCAAAATCTAATAAACCTGATCTGCGAGCAAATTATGCCGCTGGAATGTACTGCATGGTCATACGTTTCTATGGATACAACGACAGAGGTGAACTGGTTGTACCCATAACCAACAATGTTGGCAGCACAGATCCCAAGGCAGCCGTGGAAAAATTTATCTTTTTTCAAATGAACAGATTTGATTATGCTATGGGCAGTAAACTGATGGAGTACAAAATAGAAGGAGCCACACCCGAAACTGGAATTGGATACAGTACCAATCGAGGTAGCATTCCTTTTAACGCACAATTTACAGGAAACACAGTTAAAGATATCTTGGTTGGACAAATCAAACAGCAGACAGCAAGCCAGGCAGCAGGTGATAACACAAGAAATGGTGTACCAATCGTCTCTGCGCCGCCAAACAACACAGGCAATGATCCCAACACCTTTAACCCCCAGGGTGTGGCATTTGGGGCAGGAGGACTATAATGGCAACTACACTTACACCTGGACAAAGATATTCTAGAGCACTGAACCCAAATTCAGAAGGAGTATACGGAAATCCTATTACTGCAAGCACAACCACCGCACCACCCAACGCCGCTGCCGCTCCCAAACCTTCTACAAACACAGTGGGCACAGGTCTTGTGGCAGCATTGAACAATGATCAACTGAATTTGTTAAAAATTGGAAAAATTGAACAAGTTGACGTGTATGAAATAAAATTTGGCGACAGTATTATTGCTGATGCATCAATGGTGACCGGCGAAGGTCTTGACAAAGCACTAGCAGTTGGGGCCAACGGTGGCACCGCAGCCGACAGACTATTGCCCAGCAAGCAGAGCATGAATCCAAAATCTCGAGCAAGAGCAGCCACTGTTGGACAACAAATTGTACAATTTATTGAACAGACCATAAGAGGCAGTACCTACATACAAAATCAATCCACACAGATTTGGAATCAATCAACCGGCAAATTTCAACCGCAAACACGCCAGCAACAGGCAGAACAGTTTGCCTGGTTTCAAATTCTATGTGATATAAAACAACTTGAGTATGACAACTTGCGAAATGACTATGCTTATCGCATGACATTTACAATTGTACCTTTTGAAACTCCCATGCTGAGTACATATTTTCCGTCAGGAAAATACAGAGGAGTACACAAATCTTATCAATATTGGTTCACAGGCGAAAACAATTCAGTTTTGAGTTTTGAACAATCGTATAATGCTCAATGGACTCAGGCACTGACAGGCACAGGAGCACCAGATAATCGTGTGCTCAAGGTCAATGATCAAATCAATCCGGGGTATGTGCAGAGATGGAAAACCAATGCGTTTCCGGCCAGTAATCAAAGCAATCAAGGTGGAGACAAACTCACCAATGAGCCCGGGGCCAACGCCGCTGATTTTCTTTACACTTCTGACTTACACGAAGCAAAAATATCCATAGTAGGAGACCCTGCTTGGTTGCCTGTACCAAACATTGTAACTGCCGACAGATTATTTTCAGCAAAACCTTTTTTAAACGATGGTGCTATCAATACCACTGCCAGCGGTGCATATTTTCAAATCACCTTTAACACTCCCGCAGATTACAATCCACAAACTGGATTGATTGACCCATCAGACCCAGCGTCCTCAACTGTGGGCAGTGATGGACTCAACACAGTGTCAACTATATACATGGCATTAGATGCAGTGTCCACATTTAAAAGTGGTAAATTCACACAAGAGTTACGCGGGACATGGGTCACATATGACAAAACTGAACAGGCACAGCCAACAGTGCGTGAAACCACAACACCAGTTGACAACACGGCTCGGGTCGCTCAACAAAGACAGCAACAACAAGAAACACGAAACAAAGCAGTGGCATCTCAACAGACTGGTTTGGCCAAAGGTGTGCAACAGATTTTGAATCCAGTTGATGTGCCGGCCACCGCGGCTGATGCTGAGTTACGTGGATCACCTGCCTATGTTGAAGCCCGTAAAGCAGGCAAAAATGATGTACAGGCATTGGCAGTTGCAAGAGCCGCTTCAGCAGCCGGTACAAATAATAATCAAGGCACTGCACTTCCTGGCATACGTACAGGACCACAGCGCATAGTCAAAGACGGCAACCCAGGATAAGGAACAACAATGGCAGAAAACCTAGAGCGAAGTTCAGGAAGATCAGAAAATTTTAAATTTGATCGCGGCGGTACCCCTGCTGAGATGGGACCGTTTGTGGGTGTGGTCAAAAACAATGTGGACAGCATTAGATCAGGGCGACTATGGGTTTATATTGAACAGTTTAGTGGCAACAACCCTGAAGACAATCCCAGCGGGTGGCGTCTAGTAAATTACCTGTCCCCATTCTATGGTGTCACAGAAAAAACCAGTACCAGTACAGGTCCAGGCACCTACCCAGGCAATCAACAAAGTTATGGCATGTGGTTCACAACCCCAGACATAGGCACACGAGTTTTGTGTTTCTTTGTCAACGGTGATCCCAGCCTTGGCTACTACATAGGGTGCATACCTGATCCCGGTGTTAACCGTATGATTCCAGCAATTGGCGCGGTGCCCAAGAGTGAGTATGTCACCGGCAACCAAGCACAAGCGGCATATTTTGCAAATTCACCGCAATTGCCAGTTACTGAAATCAATAATGAAAACAAACAACTTGATGAAAATCCCAGGTTCTATGATCAACCCAAGCCTGTGCATTCAGTACAGGCCGCAATATATTTCCAACAGGGACTGAACAACGACCCCGAACGTGGACCCATTGGCTCAAGCGCACAGCGAGAAAGTCCCAGCACAGTTTATGGTATATCTACTCCGGGGATACCCATCTATGCTGGGGGTCAAGATCCCAACACAATTCGTAAACAACTCAGCGAAGGTTCCGTAAAGCCACAAGACGTACAAGTAACCGGTCGCTATGGCGGACATACCTTGGTCATGGACGATGGAGACCTTGACAGTAACAATGCCTTGTTCCGTTTAAGATCGGCCAAAGGTCATCAGATCATGATGAATGACTCCAACGACTTTATCTACATCGCTCATGCCAATGGACAAACCTGGATTGAACTGGGAGTGGAAGGCACAGTAGATGTGTATTCTACTAACAGTGTAAACGTGCGCACAGAAGGCACAATTAATCTTCATGCTGACAAAGATATCAACATGTATGCTGGTGGCAACATCAGCATGAAGAGTGGCGCAGCCACCAATATAGGTGCTGTGACCACAATGAACTTGGCGGCCGAAGCAGGTATGACTTTGTACAGCACAGCCGCATTGGGTGTGCGTAGTGATGGCAGTTTGAGTCTGCAAGGCGCCTCAAGTTCTTGGCAAGGTGGAACAAAACTAGCACTCAAAGCGGGACGTATTGATCTCAATGGCGGATCGGCCAAAACAGTGACACCTCCCAAACTGTATCCCAAACGCACACTAGACGACACCAGTTTTAACAACAGCACTGGTTGGCAAGTTAAAACAGGTGCATTGGAAAGTATTGTGACACGAGCACCCACACATGAGCCCTATAAATATCATAACCAGGGTGTGAGTGTGGTGGTAGATTTTGTTGATGGGCAACCCACACCACCTCCCACTGCTGAACCAGTGCCCGCAGGATGGGATTTTCAAGTTAAATGAACGTTTTTAAGTTTATCACACCCACAGGCCAACCAATTGAATTAACAGGGCCAGCAGGATCCACCTACGATCAAGCCTTGGCTGTTTTTAATCAACAATCCTCAACTGGTAGTCTAACAGGATTACGTGCTGGTGATGTACTAAACAGTTTGGTACAGGCCAAAGGAGGACTTGCTACGGCTCTGAGTCAAGTGACATCATCAATCACACCCAGCACAATATCTCAAATTGGTGCGGCCATAACCAAGATACCAAATCTTCCGGTACTGAACCCCACCACAATATCAACGTTTGTTAACACACCGGTCTTGGCAGGTAGTGTAGTGGGACCACTATCAACTACACAGGTACAAGGCCTGTTGTCAAGCACAGCGGCGGCAGTAAATCAACCAGCCACAGAAGTTACAAATGAAAAGGGACTGGGCACTTACGGACTCACACCAGATCAATTGCAACAGGCCGGCCTAATCAAACCCGGCACAGCAGACTTGATCAATCAAGATCCTGCAAACACAGTCAGCATACTCAGTAGTCCCACTGTATGGACCGGTGAGGGCGGCGCAGAAAATCTTGATTCGGTATTGACCAACTCCACATTACAGAGCGCGGCACAACAAAGTTGTCTGGCCAGCAGTTACGATAACTTATCTGAATTAGGTGTGGTATCGGATACTAAAAATAATGTGTTCGGTTCCGACACAGATTTAGGTGCAGTGGTCAATAATGCGGCCAATTATGGTACTGGCGCAACCACAGCATGGTTGAATAACACAGTAGGTGGCAGTGATATCGGTCAGTTGACCACTTCTGCAGTGCAATCCATATTTGGTATGAATTTTGGCTCAGTAAATCAGTCAGTTAGTGGCGGCGGGAATCCATTGCAAACAGGTGTTCAAACTCCCCGAGGTTATTCTAACACAGTGAATCGTTCAGTAATAGATACTGCTTTCAATAGCATAATAGGTAATAACAAAATACCCAGTAACATATTTGCCAATCCAGTGTTGGGAGTTGATGCAAGGGCGCAAAGTTCACAAGTGGCTGCAGTCAATCAGTCATCTTCAATTTTACTTACTAAACTGGCACAGTCATCTGCAGGATTAGCAGTACTATCTCAGGTGCCTGGCGCCAACCAGATTTTATCATTGATAAAATCAGGACAAGGACTTGTGAATCAAATACAAGGTGCTTCGCAATTGCTGAGCAAGATCAGTAATCTTCCAGGAGCAGCCGACCTGTTGAGTAACATACCCGGAGCATCGGATATATTGTCAAATATTGAATTTTCGTCAGCCGCACTTGACATACCACTTGATTTAGCCGAACTTGATATTTCAGCATTTGAATTACCTGCAGATCTATTAGGCGGCGCTGACTCAGTTCTAGCCGACGCCGCACCATTGGCCGAAGAGGCCTTTGAGTTTATTGCTAGTTTCTGGTAATGTTAGGATATAAATACTAGTATGGCCACATTTATCGGGTATAGCACTATTAATCAGTACAAAAAATTCACGCTTACAGACGGGGAATTAGTCAAACGTGATTTACTAAATGCTTTTAATATTCGTCAAGGATCCCTACCAGGACGTCCTGATTATGGTTCCACATTGTTAGATTATGTTTTTGAAAATCAAGATACCACTACACAGACCGCTATCTTGGCAGAGATACAACGAATTGCCGGCGGCGATCCAAGAATCTATCTCAGTGATGTAAATTATTATCCTCAACTGAACGGAGTATTAATAGAATTGCAAGTACAAATAGTTCCTAGCACCACAGCAGAAAGATTAAGCATATTTTTTGATCAACAAGCAAGACGAGCCAGTTTTGTTTAACTACGCCGTTTATTTTTGCAATAAATAAAAGAAACGGAATATTATGGCACGTACCACAAGACAAACAGTTGTATTTGGTGTTGAGGATTGGAAAAGAATCTATCAAACCTATCGCGAAGCAGACTTTCAAAGTTATGACTTTGAAACCCTACGCAAGAGTTTTGTAGACTACATACGTCAATACTATCCTGAAAGTTTCAATGACTATATTGAAAGTTCAGAATTTATTGCCATGCTAGACGTCATTGCATTCATGGGGCAGGCCATGAGTTTCCGCAATGATTTAAACACAAGAGAAAATTACCTAGGCACAGCCGAACGCAGAGACAGCGTGGTCAAATTGGCTGAATTGGTCAGTTACACACCCAAGCGTAATCAAGCCGCACAAGGTTATCTCAAAGTATTCAGCGTACAGACTACAGAAAATGTCACAGACTTTAATGGTGTAAATTTAGCCAATGTTACTATAAACTGGAACGATCCTACCAACTTCAACTGGGTCGAACAATTTACTGCTATCCTTAATGCTGCCTTGGTCAACACACAACGTGTGGGTCGTCCAGGTGCCAAACAAACTATTGTAGGAGTTGACACATCAGAATACAGTATCAATTTAGTTCCTGGATTCTTGCCAGTAATTCCTTATACTGCCGCTGTGGACGGCATTGCTATGCCGTTTGAAGCAGTGAGTTCAACTTCTGTAGGCCGAGACTATGTGTATGAGCCTAGTCCTCTACCTAACGGTATTTTCAATGTGTTGTTCCGTAACGACCAACTGGGTTTTGCCAGCGCCAATACAGGTTACTTCTTTTACTTCAAACAAGGTGTGTTGCAAAATCAAGACTTCAATCTCGGAGAACGTATTGCCAATCGTACAGTTCCTATCAATATTGAAGGGGTCAACAACCAAGATCGTTGGTTGTATCAATTGGACACAGTGGGCAATGTTCAATTTGAATGGCAGTATGTGCAAAGTGTGTATGCCGCCGCTACAGAACAACTGGCACCAGATCAACGAAAATTATTTTCTGTGGTCAGCAGAACCAATGATCAGATCACACTCACATTTGGTGATGGTGTGTTTAGTACCATACCAGTGGGAACATTCCGTGCTTATGTTCGCGCATCAAACGGATTGGGATACATTATCAATCCTGAAGAAATGCAGAGTGTGGTCATACCCATCAGTTATGTAAGCCGTACGGGACAAATTGAAACTATCACATTCACTTGCGGCATCACACAACCTGTGAGCAATGCACAACCTCGTGAGACACTGGATGAAATCAAGCAACGTGCGCCTGCTAGATATTACACACAGAATCGCATGGTCAATGGTGAAGACTACAGCAACTTCCCGTTTACTCTTTACAACTCAATTATCAAAAGTAACGCACTGAATCGTGCCAGCATTGGTACCAGTCGTTATCTTGACCTAGTAGACAATACCGGCAAGTACTCAAGTACCAATACCTTTGGCAGTGATGGTGCTTTGTGGGAAGAAAATCAACTGCCCACTTTTAACTTCACCTGGCTCACACGTAATGACATAGCCACAGTGGTCACAAACAACATTCAGCCTTTGTTGGTTTCTACTGG